GAGTTGTTACCGGGTCTGAACGCTTTGTTCGGTTTGGAATACGCTCGTTACGGTGAAGAACATAAAGAAATCTACGAAATAGAGACTTCTGAACGTTCTTTTGAAGAAGAAACAAAACTGTCTGGTTTCTCAGCAGCTCCTGTCAAAAATGAAGGCTCAGCTCTTCAATATGACAATGCGCAAGAAGCTTGGACTGCTCGCTATAACCACGAAACAATTGCTTTGGGCTTCAGCTTAACTGAAGAAGCTATCGAAGATAACTTGTACGACTCTTTGTCTGCTCGTTATACAAAAGCATTGGCTCGTGCTATGGCTTACACCAAACAGGTTAAAGCAGCTAACGTCTTAAACAACGGTTTCAGCTCAGCTGGTGGTGACGGTGTATCTTTGTTCAGTGCTGCTCACCCATTGGTGAATGGTGGCACAAACAGCAACATCCCATCTACCGCTGCTGACTTAAACGAAACTTCATTGGAAAATGCTGTGATCCAAATCGCTGCATGGACTGACGAACGTGGTTTATTGATTGCTGCTAAACCTAAGAAGTTGATCGTTCCACCAGCATTGCAATTCGTTGCAACTCGTTTGTTGGAAACTGAACTTCGTGTTGGTACAACCGACAACGACATCAACGCGTTGAAAAACAACGGTGCTGTTCCTGAAGGTTATACAATCAACCACTTCTTGACCGACACCAATGCTTGGTTCTTGGCCACGGACGTTCCAAACGGGTTGAAACACTTCGTCCGTAGCCCATTAGCTAACTCAATGGATGGCGACTTTGATAGCGGAAACGTACGTTACAAAGCGAGAGAACGTTATAGCTTCGGATATTCCGATCCTCTAGGCATGTACGGCTCAAGCGGTTCTTAGGCTTGTAAAATCAACAACTTAAGTTGATACTGAAAACCCGCTTCGGCGGGTTTTCTTTTGTCTGTTGACACAGTGTTCCTTCTCTAGTAAGGATGTGTATGTTACGATCATGGTGTATTTTCGCAGTACGCTGCTCAGCTTCGTAAAGGTCGTGGATGTCCTAGTTGCGGGGCAGTAGAAAGAGGTGAAAGTAAGCGTAAGCAGATGAAAGAATTTTGGGCATCTGGCGAAGGTCATCAAGTATTTAGAAAACCTAAATAAACCTCTTGCACTTCCCAACAGTTCATGTAATATGCGAGTCGAGTCTAGGATTAAGTTCTACGCCGACCGACCTAGCGGGCTCGCACAAGACGGGGTAGATTAGTGCACTTGGAGAATTAGAAATGTCCTTTGCTAGTCATTTAGGTCCTTGGTTATTAGGTACCGTTAAAAACACCACCGGCACTGTTGCTGGCACAATCCGTAACATGGGCGCTACTGAAGTAGCTCAAATGGATACTGTCGCTTACAACGATGCCGCAACAACTCAATCTGCTGTATTACCTGCTGGCTCTATTATCACTGGTATTCAAATCGTCCAAACTACCAAATTTACTGGTACTTCTGGCGTCATCACTCTGTATAACAACGGTACAGCTTTTGCTGTAACTGGATCTATCGGTGCTGGTTCAAACAGTAACATCGCATTCAACCCATCATCTGATGCACAAGGTGCATTATGGGCTAACGTCGGTTCAACTGATGCGATCATCACTTACACAATGGCTTCTAGCGGTTCTTTATCTGCAGGTGCTGGTGTATTAGTTATCGAATACATCGTTCGTAACTCAGACGGCGCAGCTAACCCAACGTCACAACAAGCTTAATTAGTCTTGGGGAGTTTCGGCTCCCCAACTTTTAATACAGGAGATTAATTATGGCTATGCAGTATGATGTAAAAAGCAAACACCTTAGTGCAGCAGGCAGCGTATACGCGGATAGAACAAGACTAAAAGGTTTTGCTGTAGCTCCAGCAGTAAGCACTGCGGCTACTTTTGAGTTTAGAGACGGTGGTGCAACAGGTGAGATTCTATGCCAAATAGACATCCCAACAAACTCTAATCCTAACTCTTTTTATGTAGCCATCCCGCATGAAGGTATTTTGTTTCGAACAAACATGTATCTGACCTTAAGTGTTGGTTCTGTTTTGGGAATTACAGCATTTTATGGCTAAAACAACATCACTAGCTGTTGGGAGAGGCGAGAAACTGCCTGTATCTAAAGGTGCGGGATTAACCGCAAAGGGCCGCGCTAAATACAATAAGGCCACAGGATCGAACCTAAAAGCCCCTGCTCCGCACCCAAAAACAGAAAAAGATGCTAAGCGTCGTAAATCGTTTTGTGCACGGATGTCAGGTATGCCGGGATCTATGAAAGATGAGAAAGGTAGACCGACTCGCAAAGCGGCCTCACTTAAACGGTGGAACTGCAAATGACGCAATCAGTCGAAATGATTAAAGACCTTGCTATCCATGATGTAGAGATCAAACACCTACAGGATGACATGGACAAGATGGTTGGAGAGATGGCTGAAATCAAAAAGAGTTTGGCCTCTATAGAAACTGTGTTGTCTGAAGCTAAAGGTGGATGGCGCACATTGATGTGGGTGGGCGGTGCAGGTACTGCGTTCGGTACGCTTGTAGGTTGGGTAATCGAACACGCGAGTAAATAAGATGCCTAGTACAAGTTTGAAACAGAAGAAATTTATGGCTGCCGCCGCTCACAATCCTGAGTTCGCTAAGAAAGCAGGTATACCGGTTAGCGTGGCTAAAGAGTTTAACCAAGCCGATAAAGGCAAAAAATTTAATAGAGGTGGCGACGTGGCTAACTTAAAAAAACTATTCAAAGGTAAAGAGACTTACAAAGAAGAGCTGAAAGAAGGCAAAGCGATTAAGTCTGGCAAAATCTCTCCTGAGCAATATGCGAAAGGCGAAGAGATGGAAAAGAAAATGAAGAAAGGTGGATGCACTAAAATGGCTAAAGGCGGCGTGACTCGTGCCGATGGCTGCATCACTAAAGGCCACACTAAAGGCAAATTTGTATGATGGTTTCACGGGGTATGGGCGACATTTCCCCCAGCAAAATGCCCGGCAAGAAAACCATCAAACGCAAAGACAAACCACAGGATGTGGCTGTGTATAAGAAAGGCGGAAAAGTAAAATGACAACTTCGGGCACCAGTACGTTTAACCTATCAATCACGGATATTATTGAGGACGCATTTGAGAGAAATGCCCAAGAACTCCGCACGGGTTATGATTTACGTACCGCCCGACGTTCTCTAAATTTAATGACCATAGAATGGGCAAATCGGGGCATTAATCTTTGGACGATTGAAGAAGGTGTTATCCCGCTTTACCCTAACCAAATTACGTATGATCTGCCTGTAGACACTATTGATTTATTAGATCAAGTTGTACGTACAGGTTCAGGTCAACAACAAACAGACATCAACATTAACCGCATCTCATCCTCTACCTATGTGACTATTCCTAACAAGAACGCTACCGGTAGACCGATCCAAGTGTGGGTTAATAGACAGTCAGGTGCAACCTATCCGGTTACCGGTGTTGCAAATCCGCAGATTAATGTGTGGCCTACACCGGATCAAGGTTCTGTATCTAACCCGCACTATTACTTTGTGTACTGGAGATTACGCCGCATTCAGGATGCTGGTAACGGTGACGTTACACAAGATATTCCATTTCGCTTTTTAAATGCAATGGTTGCAGGTTTAGCTTATTACTTATCTATTAAGTTAGCAGGTGTAGACCCTAATCGTATTGCGATGCTTAAAGCTGATTATGAACAGCAGTTTCAATTGGCATCCGATGAAGACCGAGAAAAAGCTAATAATCGTTTTGTTCCACGGATTTTGCCTTACTAATGGCTACTAAGTATTCGTCCGGCAAATATTCCATCGCTGAGTGCGATAGGTGCGGTCAGCGATATAAGCTGAAAGAGCTTAGAAAACTGACTATCAAAACTAAGCTGGTTAGCATTAAAGTTTGTCCGTCATGCTGGGAACCCGATCAGCCACAGTTAAGTCTTGGTCTATATCCTGTATACGATCCACAGGCCGTAAGAGAACCTCGTCCCGACAATAGCTATCAGACTTCAGGTTTAGGTGTTGATGGTTATCAAGGTGAAGGTAGCCGCGTATTTCAGTGGGGCTGGAACCCAATCGGTGGCTCTCGTGCTAATGATGCAGGGCTAACACCAAATTATTTAGTGGCGGCAACTTCTGTCGGCACAGTCACAATCACAGTATCTTAGGAGTACATCATGGCATATAAATCAGCTGCAGACGGCATTACTAAATCAGGCAAAACCAAAGGTAAAAACTTAGGTGATGACGGTTCTAAAATGGGTCAAGACGGTATCGTTTTATCCAGCGGTAAGGCTAAAACCGTTACCAACGAAAACAGACGCAAATACGGTCGCAACTTAGCTCGCGCTAAAAACCAAGGTGGCAAATAATGGCTAAAGAAAACAAACCTGCGTCAGCATATGCTGATCGTTACAAAGAAGTGGACATGAAAGGTGTTATTACTAAGTCTGGTAACGGCTTGGATAAAATGAACATTTCTGTCGGCAACGTGAGCAAGGGTAATTATGCACCGGAAAAAACTGATGGCATTAAAGTCCGTGGTACAGGCGCTGCAACAAAAGGCAAAATGGCTCGCGGACCTATGGCATAGGACGTTACCGTTATGATGACCTACACTCAGCTTTGCACAAATATTCAGGATTATGTAGAGAATAGTTTTTCTGCAGATCAACTTGCAAATTTTACCCGGCAAGCTGAACAACGCATATACAACACGGTACAGCTTCCAGATTTACGTAAAAACGTAACAGGTGTTACTTCTGCGGATGTAGCGTATTTGTCATGCCCTAACGATTTTTTAGCCTCGTATTCATTAGCGGTTATTGATGCTGACGGTAATTACAGTTACCTGTTAAACAAAGACGTCAACTTTATTCGCGAAGCTTATCCGAAACCATCAGGAACCGGATTACCTAAGTATTATGCAATCTTTGGCCCACAATCAAATGACCAGAAAGAGTTGTCGTTTATTTTAGGACCAACGCCAGATCAAAACTACGACGTTGAACTGCATTACTTCTTTTATCCAGAATCTATTGTCACTGCTGGTCAGACATGGTTGGGTGATAACTTTGATTCTGCTCTGCTTTGGGGAGCTATTGTGGAAGCGTACCACTTCTTAAAAGGCGAACCTGATTTGATAGCTGCGTACCAAAATAGATAC